GCTTTCTTGGGTGTGCTACTAGGTGGATGTGGCAATTGTGTTGAAGCTTAAAATCTCTGAGCATCTCAGTTAGTTCTTTTTGACCATTGTAATCGTCTTCTGCAATATTGAGCGTTGTAAGTGAGTCCACGATAAATACATCAACACCGTATCGTCTTCTGGCGTAGAGAAAGACTTCTAGTAATCGTTTTATTTTACCAGTTCCGACAAGGTTGAATATGTAGAGCCTTCCATCGAGTGCGTTATTAATCGCATTGATAAAACCTCTTGATGGTTCGGTTTGTGCTGTGGCTTGGATGTAAGTTCGTGCCATAAGCTCTTCGGGGTATAGTTCCATGCTGGCAATACAAACCGTTCCTCCTTGAGCTATCATATTTAGCATGACTTGACCTAGAAACAATGTCTTACCATGTCCGTTATATCCAGTCCACATACTAAGTCCTGATGGTCTGAATAGGATATGGTCACTGCATTTATCTATTCCCAATGTATAGCCTAAGAACTTACCAGGTGTTGGGTGTAGAATCTCATACGCTAAATCTGTGAAGTCATCATGGCGTCTTAGCTCTTCTGGGTCTATGGTCTTTGCTTGCTCAAGAAAGTATGTAATATCATCCTTGCTGATGCCATTAACAAGGCACTCATTGGCGTCTTTCATAGGCAACGTGGCAATGCGACATCGATGCGCTCCAAGCCTTTCTACAATTTCTTTAGCTCCTGCTTTTCCTGCTTCATCATTGTCCATACAGATGACAATATCATCGAAGCGGTTTAGGTTGTCATATTCATACTCTATCCAGCGTTGCTTATCGCCTTTACCACCACCAAATGGCACAGACAATGCCGGCACTCCATACTGATAAAAGCTCATCGCATCAATTTCACCTTCGCATATCACTACCTCCCTGGAATTAGCTGGAATGGTTTGCCATCCAAAAAGGCACGGCTCAGAGTTAGCGGACACGAACATCTGCTTGTCTCCATTCTTTCGCTCAAGCTTCAGATTCTTTGTGAATATGAGCTCAGTACCACGAAAATAATGGAAAATAATCTCAGACTCGCTGTGAGGTATCTTAAAGGCATCAATGACTGGCTGCTCTATTCCTCTGGTCACTGACAAGTACTGATGTACTGGAGACATAGGCTTTAGTGCCGGCAATGGTTTGGGTGTTGGTCTTGTGAATTTCTTCTTGCTTTCTGCGTAATGGGTTGGGGTAGATAGATTAAAAAACTGCGATACTTGCTTCATAGCCTCAGAGATAGACAGCCCATGCTTCAATGCCCACAAATCCAGTAAGTCACCACTGTCACCACTTTGAAAGTCACTCCACACACCGGACTTTGAGCCAGCAAGATGAATCTTCATTGATTTGCCTTTCTCACCATCCATAGAGCCCACACACCACTCATTGCCTTCTTTCTTTCCGTTCGGGAATAGCATCTGTGCAATTTCTGATGCTCTATCGGCAAGCATCTTCGATAAATCCTTGGCTAACATACAACCCCTCAAATGTAGTGGACGTCTTTAGATTGTGTTCCTTTTGTTTTTACGTCTTCTCGAAAATATTTCACCTCAAGAGACTGCCAGCTATTAGCAACCATGGTCTCAAATGCTTTGATGGGGTCTATTCGTAGTTCAGTGTGAATTTCTGTAAGGGTTTTGTTTAATTTATCCCAAGTTGTTTTGGTTATTTTTGCTTTTTTCTGTTTTCTTATGACTATCCAATCTTCCAGCATTTGCTCAGGTATTTTATGAGGATTGTTGTTGTTTAAGGTTTCTACAGATTCAAAAGATTTTGGTTTTTCACTAGATATATCTTTAGATATATCTTTAGGTTGGTAATAGGTTGGTATAGGTGTCACATTTTCGTGATCTCCATTTCTCATTTTCGTGAAATGGTTTTCCATAATTGTGTTCCCACCAAAATCTGGTGTTTCCATTTCACATTTTTGTGAAATGAGTCCCAGCATGGCGTCTAGGAACTCTGGCTTCATTAATTCGGGGAAGAAATTTAACGCCTTATACGATAATGCGTACCAGCACGTTCTATCGTACTTATGTTTGTTATAGTTTCCTTTGAGGATTAAACCGTCTTTTACGAGGTTGTTTATGAGGGTTTCAAGTTGCCGGCGATTCCAGAAAGGAAATATCTTCTCGTAGGCTTCCAGTGTATTAAATGACCAAACGTGACCATCGTGTATATGGTGATTGTTTGCTAGATTTCTAAAAGTCCATTGAGAAAGTTGTTGAAGGAAAATTGCTGCGTTGATACTATGTGCTACTGCTATGTTTGAATTGATGTTGATAATCATGTTATAATTCATCCGTAGTTAAAGTTGTGAGCTTTAGGGATTTAAAAAGCCACAAAAAGATAAGTAGGTTTTTCAAGATACCAAAATACTTATCTTGTAGTTTTGTTGTAATAGGTATGAATATCGCTTTGGTAGGGGACATTCAAACCGCTCGTTTTATAGGATTAAAAGGCAGGATGCCTTTAAAATCTTCCACTTATCCTATCATTATTTCACATAAAAATGAAAGTCCATTTACAATCAAATGTCTTTTTTATTGATAAAATAGTCAATAGACTCAATTATTTGTTTAGTGAGTTCGTTTAATAACACTTGTGTGATATTCTTGCCCATATAGCAAGATAGATTGGAGCGTAGGAGTGTCGTTAGGGAGTCGTTATCTAGTTTTATGCGTAGTTCTTCAGTCATTTAGTTCCCTCTAAAAATAAAATATACTCACAGAGTTTTTCTACTTCCCGTGTAGACCGCCATAAATTGGAGTCGCGGTGTTCTCTGTATTGTTGTAACACATAAATGTCCAACTGGCCACCACCTTCGAGTTGCCGGCGCCATTCGTTACGCTCATCCGTAAGTCCTGTGTAGTTCATGAAGCTATGCGCCTTCTTTTTCTGCTTTCAATTTACCGTTACTCATGACCTCTAATACACACTGCATCTTGAATGGTATCTTGTCATTTTCCTTCCATGCTTTCACGGTATCACGTGCCACATGGAGCGCCTTGCAGATGTTAATCATCTTGTAATCATAGTACGCCATTACATCACTAAACTTCATAAATCACCATATTTTTGACTAATCTTATTGACAAACTATAACGAACTTGGCATCATATGTCAATGCCATTGGATGGCGGAGATTGCAAATGAATAGGAACTTCACTTTTTTACACAGATTACTAGGAGTTGAACATGATTACTGAACAACAACGTGCAGAGCGCAAGCTTGGTATTGGTGGCTCTGATATGCCTATTATTATGGGATTGTCTACCTATAAGACTCCATACCAGCTTTACTTAGAAAAGATTGGTGAGCTCACAAAGCCTGATGAGATGACTGAGCTACAATATTGGGGTCATCAGCTAGAGGGGATTGTACGCAATGAATTTGCTAAACGAAATAACGTCACGGTGGAAACGCCAGATACCCTCGTCCATCCGTTTCATACTTTTTTACGTGCTAATATCGATGGTTTTGTCCCTGAGCTTAACGCTATTCTTGAGGTCAAATGCTCCTCTTCTTTCATGGCTCATGAATGGGGAGAAGACGGCAGTGACGTCATCCCACTCCAATACTTAGTCCAAGTAGCCCACTATTGCGCGGTCACCAATGCAGATTGTGCCTACATCGCTGTACTCATTGGCGGCAATGACTACCGAGAGTTCAAATATGTTCGCGATATGGCTATCGAAAATAAGGTCATTGAAGAAGCCAGAAAGTTCTGGAAGTGTGTTCAAGATAGGACTCCTCCAGAACCAATTAACCAAATTGATTTGCGCCTGATGTACCCCAAACACGACCCAGAGAAAATCAAAACAATTGACACACCGGTCGCTGAACAATTAACAACTCTGTCTGAAACTCGATTTAAAATCAAACAACTTAGTGAGATAGAAGAGAAGTACAAATTTAACATCATGCAGTTTATGCAAGATGCAGAGTGCTTGGTTGATGGTGAAGGTAAGCCCATTGTCTCTTGGAAAGCGAATAAGAGAGGCAGCAGGACGTTTTTATTAAAAGGAGGTTTGCAATGAAAGTCGTTGAGTTTCCTAAGAAGGAAAAGTGTAAATGCAATTACGTTTATCGGTTAGCGTACAAAGAAGAAAATGATACATACGGTGTTATGGTTGGCAAGAATCTAGGCAGAAATCAAGTGCTAGAGCTGTCCTTTTTGTCTGGTTTCCAGAATGAAGAGGACGCAGAAGCAGCAGCATGGGGCTTTATGGAAGCCCTGCATTATATACGAAATGGTGGTGATTTATGATTAATTATTGGTGGGAAATAGAGCCAGAAAATGGGCTATTTACAGTCTACATTAAGGCGAACTCCGATACGATTAATATCGAGGAAGGGTTCACGACAGCCGACAATGCAGAATTTTACGCAGAAAGTTACATCAGAGGCTTTAAAGACGGCCGAGGAGAATTAGAATCATGAGCACGACACTTGCAGCAGTCAATGAACAAACCAATGAGCTCTTAATGTGGGATGATGAAAAGAAGCTTGGCGAGATTAGAAAACTGTTCGCACCAAAGCTTAGTGACATGGAGTTTAAGTTCTTCGTAGGTCTTGGTAAGGCATCAAGACTTAATCCTTTTACTCGTGAAATCTGGGCTGTGAAGTACCAAGATAGCGCGCCAGCACAGGTGTTTATCGGTCGTGATGGCTACAGAAAAGCAGCTCAAGCGCACAGTGATTATGACTTTCACCAATGCGATGCGGTCTATGAGAACGATGAGTTTGAAGTTGTTAATGGGGAAGTAAACCATAAGTACAAGCTCGTTAATCGGGGAGCTCTGGTTGGTGCTTATTGTATAGCCAAGCGTCATAAATCATCAAGACCGATGTATGTTTTTGCTGACATCAAGGAATATTCTACAGGTAAAAGTTTATGGAACTCCCAAACTGGAAAGCCCGCAACCATGATTAAGAAAGTCGCTGAGAGCCAATGTCTTCGTGCTTGCTTTCAGGATTTGTTGGGTGGCACTTATGGTGAGGAAGAGTTCAACAATCAAGAAGAACAGCGTACCATGCGCCTTGTTGGAAATACGAACACGCAAAAGCTTAAGAATGTGCTTGGTATAGGAGAGCCGCATGAAGCGGAGAATCATAATCATGTGGCTACTGATGATTATATCGAATATGTTGATTATGAACCTGTTGACGTACCAGCGTCACAAGATGATGGAACTGTATCACACCTATCTCCTAAGCAGATTTCTTCTATTGCAGAGCTATTCACTCGAAAGAACTTCAGTCAAGAACGAATCAAGAAAGCATTGGCCTATTATGGGGTTAGTGCAGTAGAAGAGTTGGATAATAACAAAGCAGAGCAACTTATTTCTCAATTGGAGCGAGCATAATGATAAACCAGGCGATATTACTAGGACGTGTTGGGAAGAAAGACAACAAGGTGCTAAGAAACGGTGGTGAAATAACCACCCTTTCGATTGCTACCAGCAAGAAATGGAAAGACCAGTCCGGTACTGCGCAAGAGCAGACGACTTGGCACAATGTGAGCTGCTTTAGCAAGCTTGCGGAAGTGGCTAATAAGTACGTTCATGTAGGTGATTTGGTCTATATTCAAGGCGACATTCAACACAAGAAAATAGAGTCTGGTGACAGAGCAGGTCAGTACGCTTACTCGGTACATGCCAATGACATTAAGTTTATACCATCATCCAAAAAATCGGACGGTCAGTCAAAACCCAGTCAAGAAAAAAAGAACCGTCAATACGATTTTGAGGACGATGACATCCCAGCGTTTTAATTGATTGCAGTGATTTCTATCTTGACGATGCCATTTAAGGGCGATTTTCTGATGATAGAGAGGCGATCGATTTGACAGTCATCAGCATATACCCCTGCGTGCTGAAGAGCGTCTAGCAAGCTTTTTAGCACGTTATCTAAGTCCCTTTTTCTTTTATCTGGTGGAAAGGCTTCTATAAATACAGAAAGTCTGTCCTCTTTTTTGAATGTTCCACGGTGTTTTGAGCTTTGATAAAACACAAGATGCCTATAATCCTTCCCTTCATTGCTGATGTAGTGACCATTTTTTGTGTGCCTCCAATAATGGTTAATACTTGGAGGCCATGGAAAAATTAAATCTAATTTATTCTTCGGCGCGTCTAAGCCATCCTTTGAGGAATTTGTAAAGCTTGGGATTTTCTTCTGTAAGGTGCTCATAATAACTTTTTGCCTCTTCCGTAAGTTCATTATGCAAGTCTTCTTCTCTGCCATGGAGACATACTTCATTAACTGCTGCGAGAGTTTTCTTTCCAATTACACCATCTGCCTCTATACCATACCCGCACCATTGTAGTGATTTTTGAAGTAACTCTGCTGCAGGTATTGCTCCAATATTGACTGCTAGGTTAAATATTTTTGCAGCGACATTTAAAGAATTAATAGCATTGTAATGATATTTATCCCACCATACATTTTTATAAAAAACAGCCGCATCATCTTTCGTCAAAGATTTGACATCAGAAGGCAAATGTAATTTATTAGCCCACAAAATTAAATCCTTTTGTGTTATTCCAAAATTAGTTTCTCCTCCAGGATCATCAAGGTCGTTGCTGTAACCCCCTTCATCTTGAAGAACAAAATCCAATGCATATTTGAACCGCTCATCATCAGTTAGGATCATCTAAAGCGCACTCCATTATAGACCATCCAAATGCTCTGAGCATCTTGGAATCTCCAATCACAACTTCGAGTGTCTAACTTAACTCCTTGACTGACATTGTCTAACATAACTCCGTTAAACGAATTATTGAGAGGAATGAAACAATCCACATTTAATAAATTAATGCCTCTAACCTTGTTTAAATAAATCTGAGATACTCGCGTTCCTGATATGGTTGTACTGACAATTTGAGTCATACGAATGCCTGGAGCAATTCCTTCATTATTATCTGGATTTAAAGAACCATCCAAATAAATTCCATGATCCCAACTAGTGTTAGCAGCAACTTCGCGTCCAATCAATAACCCACTTATAGTAAATGTATGGCGATTGTATGAATTTACCTGATTATTAGTATCTTTTTCTGCTTGGACATAAACCGCTATACCAGCATTAGTATCTTTTCCAGCCAACAAAGTTAAATCCTTTATTGAACCTCCAGAATGGTCTGTCCCTCTTTTCCAATGCAAGAATGCTCCACCTTGAAACTCTCTGATAAAAACAGTAGAGCCAATACCATCTCCTATAATATTTAAAGCGCATGGGAAAGGGTCTAATGGGGTTTTAAAGTGAAAATCCCCCTTCCCAACACGAATAGTACGAGAGGACGAAGATGCACACGCTTTTTTAGCCAATTCATTAAAGCTAATGCTGTAATCTGTATCGTCAGCATGTGTGCTATGCCCAACAAATAACAATAAAACAAAAAGTAATTTATTCAAGCAAACTCCCATACGATAATTATTCCTGCAGAACCGTTTCCACCCGCTCTAGCTGTTGTTGAAGTAAAAGATACAGCACCACTTCCTCCTCCACCGTAATTCGTTGCATTACCACCTACTGTAGATGTGGTTAGCGTATTATTAAAAATAGATGCCGCACCACCGCCATAAAACGAATTACCACCATTACCTGAGGCAGTATTGACCAATCCTGCTATACCCAAAGAACCACAAAATCCAGAAGTATTAAAATCGCCTCCTGTTGCAGCAGCGGCCACTCCTCCTATTGCAGCATTAGATGCTCCATTCACTGCCGTTGATCCTGCACCACCACCACCACCTGTTGCGGTCATCACATCAAATGTAGTTGAAGATCCCGTAGAACCATTGTTTGCGCCTGCTGTTCCGCCATTTCCTCCACCTCCAACAGTGTACGTATAAGATGCAGATGGAGAACTATAAAATTTTCTACAATAACTTCCTCCCGCTCCGCCTCCTCCAGCAGAAACAGATGATGAAGCAGCAGATACGCCTCCTCCACCACCTCCTCCGCCTACACATTCAACCAAAATGGATGAAATGCCTGCAGGAAGTGTATAGGTTGCAGCTGTGCCAGAGGTAAAAATTTGAAAACTTCTAAGCGCCTTATATCCTGAACAGTTAGTCAAAGTTCCAGATGCAGGAGTGCCTAAAGCAGGTGTCACCAAAGTCGGACTTGTAGAACCAACAAAACTTCCGGTACCAGTTTGTCCTGAGAGAGACGTATTTACGCTATTATTAGTTGCCATGTTTAATATCCTTATACAATAGTTAATCCAGAAGATTGAGGGGCTCCAAGAGCTACAAAAGTCGTATTTGCAACCGTACACAGCAATACTAGAGAATCGAATGTGTTAGTGGAAGAAACACTTCCTCCAACACCTGTAGTTGAAACCGAACTACCAATGTGAATTGCTTGTCCGCTATTTTGCGCGATACTCCATCCGCCTATACCACCACTTCCTTGACCTACAATGTAAAGTATAGTTCCAAATCCTGCTGTTGCAGGAAGAGTCAAGGTAACTGTACCTGCGTTAGCTGCCACATAACCACCATCAGCTACCATGGCTTGTGACGTACCTGAAACATTCGTCCAAGAAACACCAGGAATCGCAGTACCAGAAATTGTGATGTTATTGCCCGCTTGAGATATGGCAATGTTACTACCAGCAGTTAATTGTATTGATTTAGTCCAAACGGCAGTTGATGATGTGCCAGAGGTAGTACATACATACAAAATCATATTGGTTGTGTCCCAGCACAATTGATAAGTATTTCCAGCAACACTCCCGTTAGGATTTCCTGCATTAAATAAAATAATGTTTGATTGGAACAAATTGAACACTTGCTGCAAACTTTCTTGCACTGACAAACCAAGGCTTGATGGACTCACATAGCCTTGTACAGCGCAAATGATGTCCGACATTTGGGCGCTTGTTGTTGTAGGCAACGACGTAAACATCTCTTCTATAGCCATAATAATCCCTTATATCCTATTGTTAATTACGCTACCGTCAAATTACCGATAACTGAGGTTACAGCAAATGTTGTATTTGCTGTAACACACACTATTGATACGGAGTCCCATTGATTCGTTGAAGTCAAGCTACCTGCTGAACTTGAAGCAGAGCTACCTAAGTGACATACTTGCCCTGTGTTCATCTGTAAAATCCATCCGGCAGCTCCTTTGCCTTGTACTGCAAAAACTGAACCTTCGGCTGCTGTGGCTGGCAGTGTCACAGTCGTTTGTGAAGCATTGGATATGATATACCCATTATTCACAGCTGCAGCCTGTGTCGTTCCTGATACATCATTCCAAGTTAGCGACCCAACGCCTGAGGATGAAATGGTAATGGTTCCAGAACCATTCGATACAGAAATCCCTGTACCTGCCGTTATTGTTGCAGCTGTGTAATTTGTTCCATTTCCTATAGGAATTTGACCATTAGAAGGCGTTGTACCAATGCCTAATCCGCCTCTACCAACAGCTAAAGTTCCTGTCCATCCTGCTGTGACGGAAGCTGCTTGCAACAACGCAGTTGCAGGTGTGCCACCTAGTGTTAGAGTTACGTTAGTATCGTTTCCTGATGTCAAAGCTGCAGGTGTAGGAAGCTGAGAAGTGGTAGCTAAAGTTCCTGATGTAGGGAAAGTAACGTTCGTAGTATTGGTATAGGTCTGGGTTACTGCAAAGTTACCGGATGTAGTAAAGGCATTGGCAAAGTTTAGATTGCCTGCAAATGTTGCTGTATTTGCACCATTATTAACACCAGTTCCTCCTCTGGTTCCTGATAAAGTACCAGTCCATCCAGCTGTTATTGATGCAGCATTTACTAGTGCTGTTGTTGGACTTCCACCCAAAGTTAGTGTCACGTTTGTATCATTAACTTCTGTTAGGGCTGCACCCGATGGAATTTGACTTGTTGTAGCCAATGTTCCTGAAGTTGGGAAGGTTACACTAGTAGTGTTTGTCATGGTAAACGTACTTGCAAAAGCACCCGAAGTAGTAAGATTTCCACCCAGTGTTAATGTGCTTGTTCCATTGTTTACTCCAGTACCACCACGAGCAGGCGATAATTGTCCTGTCCAACCAGCAGTAATGGAAGCCGCATGAAGCAAAGCTGTTGTAGGAGTCCCTCCAAGTGTTAAAGTCACATTGGTATCATTTCCTGCGGTCAAAGCAGCTGCTGTATAAGGTGCGCCAAACTGCGCTGCAAAGTTGGCATAAGTCATACCAGCATCAGTTCCAGCAGTATAGGGAGACTGCATGAAATACATTAAATCCGTGCTCGCATTGGAGGTTATCGGATTGGTCATATAGACCTGATTAAGATTCTTAGACATTCTGAATATCCTTATTCATCTTATGAAAGTAAAAAGTCCGTACCATCCGACAATAAAAAATGCGTGCCATCAGATAATAGAAAAAATGACGCTATAGGCGGTGGCGTTGGACTATATTCGCCAGTCGGAATGTGGCCAAATATATTGTCATTAGAAATTCTAATAGGCTTATCAAGTCTAAACGCATGACTATATGATGAGTCTTCTTTCATTATGGAAGTCCTACTGGCCATGCCTCAACACCGATATCAGCAGTGGTGTTGTCCGTGATACAACTAATGCTTGTGCCTCCCAATACCGTTCTTTGTCCTGGGTTTAAGCTTGAGGTTGTAGTGGCAAATGTGGCACCAACAGGTATCGCAGCAGTAGCCCCAGACATATCAACCCAAACATCAGCGCCAGGCTGAGGAGAAAACGCTACAATCCAAACAGGATAGCTTGATGGGATGGTAAAACTCGAAGCAGAACCAACGGTTAAAGTGGCACTTTGTTTGAAAGGGGCATCTTGGGGAGCGTAGGCATTGTAACCTTGCATATCCCTGCCAAAATTAAGTAAATTGGTCATGACATATCCTTATGTTGAAATTTTTAATCCTTTTCGACATATCATCATGACGTGTCGATTACATCAATATATCTAAAGCTTAATGAACATGTTCATAAACACACCAGGCTGGGTCAAATTAAATGAAGTTTGACCGGTATATCCTGTGATATTACCTGTTGTTGCAGCGACTGGGAAAGCTGCTCCACCACTTGCGGCCAATGCCCCACTACCTTGCATATAATAGCCCGTATTTGGGCTTAGTGGGTCATGAGTATGTTGTGCCATTTCATTTAACAACAGAGTATGACTATATTCACCTTCTGTCGAGATATTAAAGGCCGTAACAAAGGTTCCTGAAGCATCTACAGACTGAGCAGATGTTTGTGATAAAGCATTAGCAAACGTGGTATATACTTTAAATGTACTACCACTGAGCGTTCCAATAAAATAAATATTATTTGGTGTAAGTGTAGAAGTTCCTGTGAAATACACAGGCATTCCTACAAAAAAGTTTATTGCATTTGCAGGGGTAACGGTGGTTCCAGCCCCAGTAAATGTTGTGGTGTAAGATGATGTTAAAGCGCTAACTGGAGCAGTTCCTATAATCACTCTCCCCATGTTCTGAGAAAGAGAAATTTGTTTTAATGCATTCCAATCTGCATAAGCCGATCCACCATAAGTAGTCGGTGTCCCAGTGCTATCATATATAGGAACCATAGGAGAACCATTTAACGTAAATGCGCTAAATTTATTCCAAATTAAATTATACAAACTCCAGGCTTGAACTCCTTGGAAAGCAATATTTAATCTAGTAGGAGGTGTTACTGAGCCTGAATTAACCAAAGTACCATCATTCATTGGCACCCATCCATAAGGATAGAAATCATTCATGCTTGTACGCACATCGCCTGTTCTTGCAGAACTTATAATTGAATCAATCTGGTCATAAGTTGAAAAATCATTATTTGGCGCATTAGCCGACAAATAAATCGATGGCTTTGTAAAATTAATTGAGCAGTTTTGATTCAATGGCATTTGAACTTGAAGATAAAGCGCATCATCGCCTGCAGTACTCAAAGATAACCCTGAGGTGCTAGGTGTTGTTCCTGTGAAGGTGTACTTTGTCCAACCAGTATTTAATGTAATGGTTGCAAACGGTAATGGCACGGGTGATGTGGTGCCAGTTCCCGTATCTTGCAACAAAAATAGGTTAATCACGTTTTGACCAGCGCCCGTTCCACCTACGTTTTGAGCTTGTATGGTACAGGTAAATTGAACACTACTTAATGTCTTTAAATGCAAGGACAAGGGGAATTGATAGCATTTTTGGGTTTCAGCGCTTGGTGTGTTACTGCATGTGTGATTAATATAAAACTCAGGCGTAATATCACCTGTTAGTATTGGGGTAGTACTTTCAGGGAATGTGGTGAAGGTTAATGTGTCTTGGCCTGATGTATTGGTTTTAAGAAATTGCAAATCAGGATATCTAAACCCATCGTGTTGGCTAGGAGCCACTATCTTTTGTGTGATATTTTGTAGGTTTATAGTGCCAAGATTGCGCCAAAACACATTATTGATAATGTAGTTTTGGACAGAGCCTTCCAAGTCCACATTACTTTCTTGAGGATTATAGGGAAAATTCGGGCGTGTAATTTGGTTTGTTTGCGCATAATTAACTATCGTTATGTAATAAGGCTGCGCTTGGGTTTGGTCTATTTCACTATAGGGATAGAAAAAAGGTATGGTATCAACACCATTGATGTCTGTTATGGTACCAGCAGCACTCAATGTCAAAGGATTTGGAAGGGGTGAAAAAGTGTACTTACCACTTGCATCAGCAAAGTTAGATGACTGATAATACCAGTTCTTTAATGTGGTTCTGCTGTTATCTTGATAGCAGGTTATGGTACCACCAGCCATGGGCGTGCCGTCTTTGTCTACAAAACTATCTTGTAGCATTGGGGCTGCTATCAGTAAATCTGGGTTAATTGCCATAGCTGTCCTTAGCTTAATTTTAATTATTATGCTATGAATTAATCATATAGCCAACAATACTCTTCATCATAATCATCATCTTTTGATTCTGTTTTTACGCTACTACATTCGCATGAATCATCAAAAAACCACAATACAGCAGTAATGAATATCCACGTACATAACCATGTGCCTAACATCTTATTCTCTCATAAATAATAGAATGGGCATAATATATCCAATTGTCCAATAAGTAAATACCACCTTAGTGACCGCCCAATAATTTCTGTATTTCATAAGGCAAATAGGAAGCAGCACCTACTGCACCCAGTTTTGTGACTGGATGTTTTAATATTTTCTTCGTCTTTTCTCTTTGCAATAATCCTGGATGTCTTTCGCCTGCTCTTGCTAAAAAAGATTCCTCTTTTAAAAGCTTGTCAGCAAATTCTTTTGGCCTTACGGTTTGTGCTCCAGATTTTCCTCTTCCTAAAAGTCCTTGTATAGCAGGGCTTTCTAGGTAAGGAACGGCTTCAGTTAAATATTCGCCACGAGCACTATGATAAGACTCTCCATGTTCTTTTGCCCCAGACTTCTCAAAAGCTTCTGAAATCTTCTGTAAGAGTCTGTTTTTTGTTTTTAATGCGGTTTTGTAAATATCTGTCTCAAGTTTATTGTCTTGGCTATTTTTGTACTTGCGTTCAATTTTAGCCAAGTCTCTTTGGGCTTCGTGCGCATTTTTCAATGTGGGGTTCTCATTGAACTTTTCTAGCGCATAAACATGTTTCGCATTACCTTCTTTCTTGAGTAATTGGAGATTGGTTTTTTCACCCTTCAAAAACTTATTGGCACCAGCTTCTTCTCCGCCTTGGAGAGCGCTTTCAAATCGATTGCTAAAATGTTGATTCATGCGTGCTACTTCATCAGATACGTGTTGGGCAATATTCTTAGAACGGATGTTTTTTGCAAGATTAATTCCTGATGCTACACCCTGTCCAGCACCACCTAATAACCCTCCGAGCTCAGCGCCTAGTGTTCTATTCTCTTCATTGCCTAAAGCACCTTCCGCAGCACCACCCATGCTACCTGCCAATAATTTGCCGATCAGTGGCAATTCTTTGCCGGCACGCAACGCTGAGTAACCTTTACCAGCTAATTGAGCGGCTTTTACACCAGCTCCTCCAGGAAGTGCAAAGCCTCCTGCAAGTTGTCCAAGTGTTTGACCAACAGATTCACCTAAGGAACCAGGATGTTCATTGATAAGATTAGGATGAGGCACGTGCGGGATTTTATGGCCAGAGAGATATTCAAGCCCTGAAATAGGCGCATTAAGAGTAGAGGCACCTAAATCACCTACAGCCTGACCCATTCCTCGTAAAGCACCGCCAGCATAATTTAAATAGCCTCTTCCAAGCTTTTTAAAAAACCCTGGTTCTTCCGGTTGCTGTTCTGATTGAGATAATAAATCTATCCCATGCTCTTCAAATAAATCTTTAGGCATTATCTAGCCTCCAATTTCTGTCTAACTTCATCGACAGTCAGTCCATGTTTTTTAGCTGTAAATTCTAAGTCTTCTTGACTAAAGTTAGTTTTCTTTGATGAAGCAGGATGTAAAATAGTTTTAATTTCTTTTTTAATCTCTTTGGGATCGATTTCTTTATTCGCAGCGACCCGAGCTTGCAGAGCTGACATGTTGTAATTACGCATTAAATCTGCTTCTAATTCAGAGCGTTTTGTTAACAATTGATTCATATAGGTTAAAGCTTCTGCTTTACCTTTCATAGT